TGCAAAATTATGAAACAATTGGTTTAGCATATTTTGAAAAACAATGAACATCTTAACTGATTTTCATCACAACTCTCTTTTGCGTTCATTGGTGATGCTTTTTGAGGAGAGGCTAGGAATGAATGTCTATAGACCAATCGGGCTTGAATGGTTCTATGAAGGTTATTGGGCTATCAATGACCAATTAGATACTGCTAAACAATTTCTTGATGTTAAAACTCAAGTATTAGCAGATAACACTCCTCCTCTTAATGTTGTTAAAGAACATTCAGATGGTGTATATAGCGTGTATGACCCCGGCAATATAACAACACATAATGGAATAACATTAGAAGCTTTTAAGAGCCGGAAATTTGATTTCATTATTGCCTCAATACCAGCGCATATTCCTTTATTTCAAGAGTTAATTAACCAATTTCAACCAGATGCTAAGTTAATTATCCAGATTGGAAATAATTGGGATCCTAACATATTTAGAGGTCTTAATGTCTTGGGATCTGTTAAGCCGGGTAATATACAAGATGCTAATGTTGTTTACTATCATCAAGAGTTTGATACAAATATATTTAAGCCAACAAGCCATAAAGCATCTAGAAGAATAAGTAGCTATGTAAATCTATTACAAGAATTGCCAACTGGCTGGAGGGATTTTAATGAACTTGAAAAATCCATACCAGAAATTAAATTCAACAGTTATGGTGGTCAATGCCGTGATGGTAATATGTCAGGTGCTCTAGACTTGGCAAACTCAATGAATAATGATGCTTTAGTTTTTCATGTCAAAGATCATGGTGATGGGTATGGTCATATAATTTATAACGCTTACGCCTGTGGAAGACCAGCAATCATAAGAAGTTCTATGTACAGAAATCAGTTAGCTCAAGAATTATTTAATGATGGAAGTTGCATTGACCTAGATCAGTATTCAACTGATGATGCAATAAAGAAAATAAAAGAAATTTGTATTAATAAAGATGCATTAGATGAAATGTCTATTAATGCGTATGAAATATTTAAACATTGTGTTGATTTTGAATATGATGCGGAAATAATTTATAACTGGATGGGAACTCTGTAGCGCCCATGTGTTATGATGATAAAACTATAAAAGAAAGAAAAGTATATGCTAATTGTAGATAAGCGTAAAGGCGACCTCATGCCAATCCATGAGGTTATTGAAACCCCAAGTGTTGGTCTTAACCGAGCATTAGGTGGTGGTTTAAACACTGGGGCAACACATTTGTTCTGGGGGAACCCATCTGTAGGTAAGTCAACAATTTGTTTTAGAATTCTAGCAGAGGCTCAATCAAGAGGTTTTAGACCAGTCATTGTAGACTCGGAGTATTCATTTAATGAAGAGTATGCTGCCAAGTGCGGGATTAATATTAATGACATCGTTGTGATTCAATCAACAGTTGTTGAAGATATTCTAAAGAACCTTTACCCCTACCTTAGCCATCAAGAAGAAAAACATATCTTCTTATTTGACTCTCTATCAAATATCATTAGACAAGAGGCATACGATAAGCCGGAGGGTAGTAAGGCTATTGGTCTACTGGCTCGCTCACAAGGAGCTCTTCTTCAGCAACTTGTTAACTATCTCCATAAAGAGAGAAATATAATGATCTTTATCGCTCATCAGACAATGGATTTAAGTGGAATGTATGCGGTTACTAAGGCAAAGATTGGTAACTCTGTGTTTCATAATATGCACAATATCGTCAAGTTGTTCTTATCCCAGTCCTCCAAAGAAATGGAGCGTGATGATCGGAATATGATTACTTCTCAGAAAGTTGCTTGGACTATTGAAAAGACTAAGCAAAGAGCAAGCATTGGGACAAGAGGAGAATACTATGTCCTTCCTCAGCAGGCTTCTATTGATAAGTATCGTGAAATGCTTGATATTGCAATTGAGATGGGCATTATTGAACGCCGAGGCGCTTGGTTCTTCTATCAGGAAGAAAAGTGGAATGGTATGGCTAAGATTGAACTAACCGAGAAGCAGATTGACGACATTAGTGCTAAAATATTAGAGTAATGAAAAAGCTATCAGTCATAGGATTTACAATCGTATCAGCAGCTCTTGGGCTATCTGTCGTTGTTTTCTTGGCTGCCGTAAAGGCTATTGAAGAAGCGCATAACCACGATTATTTCTGGGAGTAGAGATGTACGAATATAGAGTAAAAAAAGTTTTAAAGATTGTTGATGGTGACACCATTGATGTTGATCTTGATTTGGGGTTTGATATTTCATTTACCCAAAGAGTTAGACTGGCCGGTATTGATACGCCAGAATCTCGTACAACCGACAAGTATGAAAAAACTCTAGGTCTTGAAGTTAAGGATAAGTTGAAGGATGCTATTGGGGCTGCTAAAACTGTGGTTATTAGAACAGAGAAGCCTGATAGCACAGAGAAGTATGGTCGTATACTTGGCTGGATCTTTCTTGATGAAAATCCCGTATCAATTAATCAAACGCTAATTGATGAAGGATTTGCTTGGTCTTACATGGGTGAAACCAAAGTAAAAGACTTTAATGCGTTGCTTGCAAAAAGAAAAAAATAACAACTATAGAAAGTTCAAATGAAAAGAACAGAAAAAGAAGAGATTAAAAAAGACTCTGCTAAGGCTGTTAAAAATTCCGGCAGAGGTTTAAAAAAAGGCGATGCTGAATTTCACAGTTTTCTTTTAGACTATAAACATAATGGTTCCTCATTCAGTCTAACTAGGCTTAACTGGTTAAAGATGAGAAAAGACGCTTGGAAGTCTAATCATAAACACCCTTGCATCTCCGTTGTTCTCGGAGAAGATTCCGATGTAAAAGTTGCCATCATTGAATGGGAAGTTTTTAAGGAACTTATTAAAGATTCAGATTACGAATAAAAGAAAGATAAACAAAATGCCAGAGCTTAATGCCAACATACCAATGATTGAATGTTACGTTAGAGGTAACTTCTTAAGAGATCAACTAGATTCTCATGATGAATACTTCCCTTGTATGATTTTTGGAGTAACAAGTATTCAAGGGAGAAGCCCCCTATTTCACTTCTTAATGGAAGATGGAGGAGTTTGGTGGAGAATGCCTATAAATGCTTTCTGTGAAAGACCAGGTGTACCTGAAGTTGACATTCATGACCTTGTTCTATGGAACTCTTTTAGTCCTCATGTAGCGGTTACTGAATTCCAAGCAATGAGAAATATGAGAATGACTTATGTTGCTCGCTCTGGAGAATTTGTAAATACAAAGTATCTATTTACGCTTGATTGGCATGCCCCAGATGATAACACCATAAACCTTGGATTTAGCACAAACCCTGGGCAGCATAAATGTGGTCATGTAATGCTTAGAGATGACGGAAACTATGCCATACAGCCAAATAATAGAGTTAGATTATTTGATCCATCTTTTACAACCAAGACGGGAACTCTTATTGAAAGATTTGTTAATACTAGAAAATGGGATGTTGAAGATGCCAACAAGTGGAAAACATCTGATGACAATAGGTATCACTACGGCATTGAGTGATCAATGAAAAGCGAAGAAAGAAAAAAACTTGAGCAACGCTTTGGAATGGAAGTAGTGGTGCTATGCTGTCGTGAGTGGAAGACGCACTACGGGAATGGATATTTCGGTAAATGCGGAATATGCCATGAACAGCCAAAGCTAATGTCAGGAAAAATATGGGACAATTAAAGTATGGAAGTCTATTCGCCGGAGTCGGTGGATTTGATTTAGGATTTGACTCAGCGGGATGGGAATGCTCATTTCAAGTTGAATGGGATAAGCATTGCCAAAGTGTATTAAAAAGGCATTGGCCTAGTGTTCCCAAATTTGAAGATGTAAGAGATGTAAACGGTGCTGATTTACCGCCAGTGGATTTAATTTCATTTGGCTCACCGTGTCAGGACTTATCTGTAGCAGGTAAGCGTTCAGGTCTTGAAGGAGATCGTTCAGGTTTATACTTTGAAGGTATAAGAATAATAAAAGAAATGAGAGAAGCAACTAATGGAGAATTTCCTAAATGGGCAATCTGGGAAAATGTACCCGGTGCCCTCACAAGTAATAAGGGAGACGACTTTGCAGAAGTCCTCAACCAAATGGCTAACATCGGGGCATTGGCAATTGAATGGCACATCTTGGATGCACAATGGTTCGGAGTCGCACAACGCAGAAGAAGAATCTTTGTCCTCGCTTGCTGGGACTCTTCAGCCATTGACAGAAGTAGCGGAAAAATACTACCTGTCCCCGAAGACAGCAGGGGGGATATTAAGAAGGGCAGAAAGAAAAGGAAACAGTCTGCCAGAACTACTGAGAGTAGCACTACAGAAACTGTCTGGTACGGACAATCTGGACACGCAAAGTGGACAGAAGGAGGAGTAACTCTTGCTGCCAGTGATTACAAACGCCCTGAGAGAAACTTTGTCCTTGAACCATTTGTAAAGTCTAGAAGAGCACAAAGTTCTACTGATGATGAATCATGGATTGATAATGCAGTAGCTCCAACGCTTAATGCATTTGATAATACTGGAGAGTCAAGAGCAACAGTTTTAGTTGTTGATGGAACAAGAGTTAATGATGTTCGGGTATATGATGATGATATGGTTCCAACATTAAAGCATCGTATGGGAACTGGCGGTGGACAAGTGCCTGTGCTCGCTTACGATGGTTATAACAATAAGGTTAGTGAGGATATCTATCGCACAATCCGAACAGGTGTTGATTCTGGCGACCATATTGCAATCCCAATTCAAGGAACCATTATTGGTCGTGCAGATACTTCCGGACCACAAGGTAAAGGATTTGGGGATATTGGCGATCCATCTTATACATTGGATACAATCTCTCAACATGGTGTTATGTCTCCAGAACTTATACTTCGGAGATTAACCCCTGTTGAGTGTGAAAGACTTATGGGATTCCCTGATGACCATACAGCAGTTGATTATACTGGTAAGAAAATTGCCGATACAAATAGATATAAAATGTGCGGAAACGCAATTGCATCACCAGTAGCCGAGTGGATTGGTGTAGAATTAAAGAAACTAATAGAAAGTGGAGAAGTAAATGGCTGATATTTTTGTAAGCCCCGAACTACTTGCCCAACACATGGGCGATAAAGCAGAAGAATTTATTGAGTGCATGAGGATTGTTCAAGATATTATTGACAATCCGGAGACTTATGTAGGAGGTCAGGCTATTAAGTATGCTAATATATTAGCAGCGTATAGAACAATGATGATTGTAAAATCTCAAGCTTTTAAGAGAAAGTCATCAATCATGAGCGATAACGACAAATTCGTAAATGATATTTGGAAAACAATGTATGAAGCTCTTCAAGAGAATATTAATACATTGAAACTGTCCGCAAAAGGAAATAATTGAAATCTTTAAACGCACTTCGCTTGCCTAAGCAAGAGAATCTAATTAAAAAAACAGGCGAAGAGTTAGTAGAGGAGTTAAATAAGTCTATTGATGACTATTTGGCGACCCGAAACATTCCGGAGCAAAAGAAGGTAGGTGGATTCCATCCTAGTTATACTAATCAGTGTGCTAGATATTGGTATTATCTATTTGAAGGAACAGAAATGACACCTTCATTTAAGTCACAGACTTATCGTATCTTTGACAACGGCCATGCAGTTCACGAAAGATTGTATAGTTATTTAAGAGGCATGGGAATCTTAGTAGCAGAAGAAATTCCAGTTACTCATGATTCTCCCCCTATTGAGGGAACTGCTGATGGAATTATTGACATCAATGGTCATAAACTTATTGAACTCAAATCAATTTCTAATGAGGGTTTTCATTATAGAAAGCTCCATAACAAGCCAAAAGATGATCACATTCGCCAAGCACAAATCTATATGCGCTGCTTGGACTTGCCGAGTGGTTTTGTTATTTATGAGAATAAAAACAATCAAGAGATACTCCCTATATATATGGAGCGTGATGATGTCTTTATTGATAAATTGTTTAAAAAATATACAGGGATTTATGAGGCTTTCTTAGCCAAAGAGATACCCACACAGCCTTACAAGCGTAGTTCTGCCAAGTGTGCAGACTGCAATTTGGCTGATAAATGCTGGTCAGGAAATGTTTGAGGGTGAATTAAGGATATGCAGTAACGAACTATGCAAGAAAGAGT